AAGACCGCCGACGAATTCAGCTTATACGAATATGAAATAGACAAGCGCACGGGGGAAGTTATGACGGGCTATCCGCAAGGCCAACCCGACCATAGTTTAGCCGCCTGCCGTTATGCGCTAGAGGAAGTATGGACTAAGAGGGGCAATTAATGACAAAGCACGTTTTAATTTTAGCGTTGTTTCTTACTGTATTTTTCTCTTGTTTTGAAATTATTGCTATTGCTTATCAAGGGCAGAAAATAAAGGAACTTGAACGAAATATTTTGAAACTACACGAAACTAACGAAGAGCTAAGGCGAGAGCAGGAAAAACAAGCCCGTATAATTGCGCAGGATCTTTTTATTTTTGCTAACGGTTTTGAAATGGGTAAATGACCTTTATTATACTTTCATAAAAACTAACCTGTTATCGCCGCGCGGCATAGGGGCGTTACTGATAGCGGATACCAGCCTAATTTTTTCCGCCGTACTAAAGCTAACGTAAGCCGCGATTTTTATTTTAAAGGGTATATATGAAAATCTATTTGTATGACGACCGTCAATTTTTGGAGGGTCGTCAACCTAGAATGTTGCGACGCTATATATATGCTTAAAGGGTGGCAGAATTCCCGCGGTGCAAAAATAGAACTTGCAAGGGCTAGAGAACTTAAATTACAAATAATGTTTGAGTAAAAAAATAACTTTTTAATTATTATGAATATCTTTAAGCAAATAGGGGCTTTTTTTATGAGCTTATTTTTTAAGTATAATTTAGAAAGTGTAACGGGAATTAAAACTAGCGTTAGTTCTCTTATGGTGAATAAAATTGACTTATGGAATTTAATTTTACAAGGCCGTGCACCCTGGAACAACGAAGCCGCACCTAGCGGAATTGTAAATGCTACAGTAGGCCAGATAGCAAACGCCGTAAGCGAAGAAGTAGATGTATTTAGCGATAACGAAAAATTAAACGAAGTAATGCACAAGCTAAACGAGAATTCAAAAGAGCTGGTACAATATATGATTGCTTTAGGCGGTTGCGTTGTAAGACCCGTTTATAAAAATGGCCGTTTGCAATATGAAATAGTAAGGCTGGGCAATTATATCCCAACTTCTTACGACCTTGACGGCACGCTTTTAGGTTGTGTAATCACAAAGAAAATAGACGAGGGCGACAAAGAATTTTTATTGCTAGAACGCCATAATTACATAAATAAAACTCATTCCGTTACAATGGAGTTGTACAGAATTAAAAACGGCTCTTTAGCAAAAACAACTTTAGACGCCTGCACCGTTACGGCAGGACTTACCGCCGCTTATAGCTGGGATAACGTTGAAAAGCCTTTTATTGTCGAATTCCGCAACAGAGAACCTAATACTATTGACGGCTCTAACGTTCCTTGCGCATTATGGCAGACTACAGAAAACTTGATTGAAAACGTAGATAAACAATTTAGCCGCTTAAATTGGGAACAAGAGGCAGGCGAAATGGTTGTATTCGCCGACGAAGATTTATTTAAAAAGCACCAAGTTAGAAAAGGTGAAAAGGCAACAAAGCAATTAAGCCCTAGTCTTGAAAAACTTGTAGTTAAAATTAGCGGTAACGGAACAAGCGAAGAAAAGATACAGACCCACGCGCCAGCGCTTAGAACTCAGGCACAAAAAGACGCCTTAAACGAAATGTTACGCCGTTGTGAGATTGCCTGGAACATTGGCAAAGGAACTTTAAGCGATTTAGGGGAAGTGTCGCAGACCGCTACACAATACACGGGCGGAAAAAAAGCCCTTTATACTCTTGTCGATACAATCGAAAGCGAGTTAGAGCAGAAGTATAAAGACCTTGCATATATTTTCGCCTATATGCTTAGTGCATACGAAAATGTAAAGTTTAATGACGATTTAGTGATTAAATATAACGATACCGCAAGAAAAGACCCAGAAGCTATTAGACGCGCTGCACTTGAAGAAGTAATACAAGGTATTATAAGCCCTGCCGAATATCGCGAACGCATTTTTGGAGAGGACGAAGAAACCGCAAAAGCTAGGGTTCCAGAAGTAAACGCCGCCGGTTCTATGGGTGGATATTTTAATTTAGAGGGGTAAAAAAATGAGTGGTAAGAGCGCAAGAAAAATTAGACGGGTAATAGCCGACGCTTATAGTGAGCAGATTGACGAAATTAACGCAAAAGCGGTATTTGAAGCCTTTAGGCATAAAATAAATACTTACCCGCTTAAAACTAGAATTAAGATTGCTTTTAACGTATTAAGAAAGAAGTTCTAAGGGGGCTTAAATGCTAAATGCCCGCGACCTTGCCGCACTTAGCGACGATATAACAGAGCTTTACGCACAATTAGACTTTGAGATTAAAAAAAATATGTTCCGCCGCTTAAACTGTATACAGAAAGTAACCGACGCGACAATTTACCAAGCGGAGATACTAAAAGAAGCGGGCGGGCTTAAATCTGATATAAACAAATTAGTAAAAACTTACGACAAAAAAGCGCAAAAACTTTTAGAAGAATTGTTTGATGAAGCTATGAAAAAAAACGCAGAAAATGACCTAAAGTTCTTTTCTGCCGCTGGGCGTAAGTTATCAGGTGCACAAGCTCAAAAGACTAAAAGCGCAATACAACGCTTTATAAATGCCGACATAATTAATAAGACATTCTCCCAGCAACAAGAAGCGCTTGCAAAAATTGAAAGCGACCTAGTAAGAATGACGCTAACAGTAGCAGACGCCACCGAAACCGAATTTTTAAAACAATGTAATATTGCTTATATGAAAATCAGTAGCGGGGCTTTTAATTTTGATAACTCTTTTAAATCTGCCGTAAATGAGCAGGCAAAAAAAGCATACGCCGACGCCGCTATAGATTTAGCAAACAACGGCGTAAAAACAATATTATATGATTATAGCGGGAAAGCCAGACACTACACGATTGAAGCCGCAACTAAAATGAATATTATAACCGGCATTAATCAAACGGCTAGTATACAGTCTTTAAATAATGCGCAGGAACTAGGCGCCGACCTTGTAGAAGTAGACGCGCATATAGGCGCTAGAAACGAAGAGCGCGAGGGTAGACCGTGGAGTAATCACGAAGCCTTACAAGGCCGTGTTTATTGTCTTAATGGTGAACGAGATTATACCGACGGCGACGGCAACAGAAAGCACGCGCCTAATTTTTACGACACTTGCGGGATCGGTGAGCCCGACGGTATTTGTGGTATAAATTGCCGACATTCTTTTTATCCGTACATAGAGGGCACGCCGTTATTATATTCTAAAGGCGAGTTAGACGAATACAAAGACGAAAGAGTAACGCTAGACGGTAAAAAAATAACACCTTATGAAGCAGAGCAAGAACTTAGATTATGCGAAAGGGCAATAAGGCAATATAAAGCTGATGTACAAGCCTTAGAACTTACAAATAACACGCAAGACCCTAGATACAGAAGCGCAAGAGAAAGCCTTTACACCTGGCAACATAAAGCCGCGCATATTACCGAAGAAACGGGAATAAAACGAAAGTATATAAATGAGTATATAGGCACTACAACGGGAAAGCAGCCAACGGGCATAAAGCCTAAAGATTGACCTTTTTTGTAGGGACTCCTTGACCTTCCAAATACCTTATAAGCTGGGGCTTGCCGCTTATACCCCGTGCCGAGCCCCTTTTTTATTTAACTTTTCTTAAAACGGGGGTATTAAATGACATACAATTTTTATTTATTTAGCGAAACACCAAGTAAAAAAAATTCACGAGTAACAAATACTAAAACGGGGCGCACGTTCCCTAACAAAAGGTTTGCACAATGGCACGCCAGCGCATTAAAAGAACTTAAACCGCAGATTATTAAAGCAGGCATAAAAGAGCCGATTGCAGAGCCTATAGAACTTACACTTACTTTTATACACGGCGATAAAAGGCGGCGAGATAGTGATAACGACACTAGTTCTATATGCGACCTGATGAAAGATAGCGGGCTTATCGTTGATGATAATTACACCATAATTCCCGTTATTCACGTTTATAGCAGATATGAAAAAAACGCCGCAAGGTGCGAAATAATTATAAATGACCTTATAGGCAAGAATTGATAAAAATTCTATTGCATTAGCTCTCTCTCCTACTTGCCCCGTGATTTTTCAGAATTGCGGGGCATTTCTTTTTTTTTGCACTTAAACACCTTTTAAAATATGCCCTAATTCGCTTAAAATGGGGCTTTTTAGAGCCTTTTTTACAAAAAACGATAAATTACACCACCGACACTAAAAAAGCCCCTTAGCCGCAAGATTTAAGCGTTTTATGACCTTTTTAATTATTGGAGGTATAGCAAAATGAAAAACAAAATTATTGCTATTTTAGGCGCATTGTTATTCGTTGCCGCCGTAGTTGTGGGTAATTTTTGCGACTTTGCCGCAAATACTGCCGTTGAAATTGCTTTAGCCGCTTTTGCTCTTGTAACATTGATTATTAGTACTGTAAAGCAGCAGAAAGAAAAGGGCGTAGCACTTTGGAAAACAATTTTAATTATTGTTTTAGTTTGTGTAGGTGCGACACTTGTCGCTATTGGTGGCGGAACTTCAAATATTTTTGAAGAGCTGGCAGGCTTAGTAGTTGCAATTATTGCGCTTATTATTGGCCTTGTTTCCAAGTCTACAAAAACAGAATAAAACACTAATAAAATGACTTTTTTATAAAGCCTTGCGAGTAATTGCAGGGCTTTAACTTGTCTATTCCAAGACGTTAAAACGGGAAAAACATTTTTAATCTAAGCGTGAAAGCCGACCACGTTAAAAGGCGTAAAGGGGAAAAAATGAAAAGAGATTTTTTAAAAGAGCTGGGTATTACCGACGAAGAAGCCATTAATAAAATTATGGCAGAAAACGGAAAGGACATTAACACCGCCAAAGGCGAAGTAGAAAAGATTAGCGCAGAAAATGAGCAGCTAAAAAAAGACCTGGAAACCGCTAACGCCACCTTAGACAAGGTGAAAGACTACGATAACGTTAAGGCAGATGTAGAAAAATACAAAGCCGATTTAGAAAAATCTAAAAGCGACTACGAAAACAAAATAGCCGCTATGGAATTAGCCGCTAAAGTAAAAGACTTCACCGGATCTAAAAAATTCGTGAACGACCTTACCCGCGACGCAATTAATAAACAGTTAGCCGACGCCGTAAACGACGACGCAAACAAGGGGAAGAGCCTTGAAGAACTTTTTAATGCTCTTACTGACGGAAAGGAAAATATTTTTGAAAACGAAAATAAACCTACGCCGCCTAACGTTCCTAATATGGCAAATGATAAGCCGGGCGCAAACGACGACGACGCAGCTATACGTAGAATTATGGGTTTACCACCCAAAAAGTAATTAAAAGGAGTTTTGCATTATGGCAAATTCAATCGCATTATTTCAGAAATATGTAGATAAACTTGATGAAGTTTATTCTATGGCTTCTCTTACTTCTGACCTTGACGAAGCAAGCGACGTAGTAAAGTATGACGAGAAAACTAAAACATTCCAGATCCCTAAAATGAGCCTTGACGGAATGGCAGATTATGACCGTAACGGCGGTTATGTTGACGGCGGCGTTACTCTCTCTTATGAGCAGAAAGCCCCAGATTATGACCGTGGCCGCGCGTTTAATGTAGACGCTATGGATGAC